CGCAGGAGCTTGACGAAGCGCAGGTCGCAGCCGGTGCTGAGGATTTTCTGGATATTGTGCTCAAGGAAAACCCTGAAAAGCTCGAAGCCGCACCCGGCAAGTTGATACCGGTTTTGGTCAAAGCCATTCAGGACCTGTCAGCCGAAGTTGAAACATTAAAGGAGCAAGTCAATGGATGATGATCTCACCGAAGAAGATATTGCCCGTCGATACAGAGCCGCGATGGGGAGTGTAACGATGCTTAATGAGGTCGCCGCTGATCCTGACGCATTTGCAAACGATAAAACAATTGTGGCGCGAAACGTTGAGCATTTGAAACTCGTCGTTGAGTGGGATTTCTGGACGGACGAAGACCTGACACCGTTTCACAATGCAATTGCATCAAACGCATAGGAGATTCCGATGGCACTCACAAAGGTCACAAGCGGCGTTCGCACCATTGCCTCGGGCGAGGTCGTAACTGCCAGCATCGCGGACGATGCAGTTACCCTCGCCAAGATGGCACCCGGAACCGATGGAAACCTCATCACGTACGATGCGTCCGGAAATCCGGCGGCGGTAGCAACTGGCAGCAGCGGCCAGATCCTAACTTCTCAAGGCGCTGGCGCTGCGCCCGTTTTTGCGAGTGTCGCCGCCAACATCACGCTTGCGACACGCCAAGCGACAACCAGCGGCAGCGCGATAGATTTTACTGGCATCCCCGCCGGGACAAAGCGGATCAACATACTATTCGCAGGTGTGTCAACCAACGGCAGCGCGCAATTGCTAGTCACAATCGGCGATGCCGGTGGCCTTGAAACCAGCGGCTATCTCAGTTCAATCAGCTATGGCACTGCCTCCGCAAGCACAACCGCGGCTTTTTTAGCGATTGACGCCAACGCGGCGTCGGAAATTTGGTCGGGGACCATGACAATGCACTTGGCAAACGCAGCAACGTACTCGTGGGTGTCGAGCAGCATCCTAGCCGATGCTGGCGCAGTCACACGCATACAGGGCGGATCAAAGTCACTGTCCGCTGAGTTGGATCGCCTCCAAATCAAAACGACTGACACCTTCGACGCAGGTACGATCAACATCAGCTATGAGGGGTAGGCGACGTGCGCGCCGCCCTCGTCATCGCAGCGTGCCTGTTTACGACGCCGGTTGCTGCGCAGCAGCAGATTATTTGCGTTAAAAACGACAAGGATATGCAAGAGCAGATGGCGAAGCATGATGAGACGCTGAGATTTATTGGCGTTAACAAGCTCGGACAGATTTTCTTTGTGTTTGCAGGAAAAGTCAGATGGACAGTGTGGTTTGTGAGACCGGAAGGCGCTATCTGCACCGGGCCGATGTACTTGGGAGAAATCTTACAGCCTGGAGATCCGGCGTGACCGATGAACTCAAAACAGGATTTGACGTGGCCGCTGTGGCTGGCGGAATCGGCTCTTGGTTCGCCATCATCCCGGATGTCGCGGCGATCCTTTCTATAATTTGGCTGACGCTGCGCATCTGGGAGACTGAGACCGTCAAGCGCTGGACGCGGCGCGACTGATGGAACTCGACGGACGGATGATCCTGACTCTGGCGGGAATGCTGGTATCCGTGGTTTCAGCAGCGGCAATCGTACGCCAGAAACTGTCAACCGTGATCGAGCAGCTCGCGGACACCGAGGTCCGTTTGCGCGGCTTGGATCGCCGCATCGATGCGTTGGATACCCGGACAGAAAAACAAGAGCAGCGCATTAACATTTTGGCGCAGATGTCGTCGCCAGAAAACATGAGGCGCGACCATATGGCGGCTGCAATGATGCAATCGGATATCGCGTACCTAAAATCTGAAACTGCGTCGCTTAGAAAACAGCATAACGGCGCACACCCCCCCGTAGCAAGCGAGAGGAAGGCGACATGAAACGCACAGGACGAGCAAACCCCACCAACGACTAGGCGAGGTCGATTATGCCAAACCCCGGTATTTCAGAAGATGAAGCCAACAGGCGGATTGACTGCGTTGAAGCCAAGCTAGCACTGGGCCACCCGCCGCGAGGCGTGTTAGCCAAGGGGCTGCACGGCGCTATTCGTACCGCAGCCATCGAGGATGGCTCCTCTATAGGCGGATCAGGCGCTTGGTATGACGCGGCATGTGCCACAGCCGGTCGCACAGCAGACGCATCGTTGTGGGTAAAGCCAGAGCCATCCGGTCGCGGATCGTTTGATTCTGGGGTCGAGGACGGCTACAACGTCAAGGGCCGTTCCACGCTCTACCGCCCAGACGGCGAGGTTGCAATGGAGTGGGTCAAGACGACCCGCGATCAGGAGCGCCAAGAAGAAATGATCCGCGAGGCCCTTCAGGCTATGACGGACAAACTCCCAAAGCTCAAGCCAACAGCCGGACCAAAAACTGCCCGCGCAGACCTAATGGCATGTTACCCGGTATCCGACCATCATTTAGGTATGCTTAGCTGGCACGAGGAGACGGCGGGCGATTGGGATTTAGAGATTGCCGAAAATATGCTTTCGACGGCAATGGAGCACCTCGTCGAGTCCGTTCCATCGTGCGAGCAGGCTACCATCATCCTGTTGGGCGACCTGCTACACTACGACAGCTTCGAGGCCGTCACCCCGAAAAACCGCAATTTGCTTGACGCTGATGGTCGCTACCCGCAGATGGTCCGCGCCGCAATTCGCGTTGTACGTCGTCTGGTTCAGACCGCACTGAAGCATCACCAGTCGGTTAACCTGATCGTCGAATCCGGTAACCACGATCCGTCGTCGAGCATATTCCTAGTCGAAGCAATGTCGAATATCTACGAGAACGAGGACCGCCTGACGGTGGATACGTCCCCGTCAAAATTCCATTACTTCACGTTTGGAAAGTGCCTTGTCGGTATCCACCACGGCGACGGTGCCAAGCCCGCCGATCTTCCGCTAATCATGGCTGTGGATCAGGCTAGGGCGTGGGGCGAAGCCGAGTATCGGTACATCTGGACCGGCCACACTCACCATGATAACGTCAAGGACTTTCGGGGCGTTCGTTGGGAGTCGTTCCGCATACTTGCCCCGCCCGACGCATGGGCTGCGGGCAAGGGGTATCGCTCAAGGCAGGATATGAAGGCCATCGTGCTGCATAAAAAGTTTGGCGAAGTTGCCCGTCACATCGTCAACCCTGCCATGCTGGTGTCCAATGGCGATAGTTGATGCATTTACAAACAGCCTGATTGAGGACTTGATCCGCGACGAGGGCAGTAGGAATTTTCCGTATCTCGATTCCGAAGGCATAATGACTATTGGCGTCGGACGTAACCTCGAAGATCGCGGGCTGTCTGACAACGAGATCGCCATCATTCTCGGCAATGATCTGATCTGGGTATCTGCAGACCTCGACCGGAACATTCCGTGGTGGCGCGAGTTGCCGTCGGATCGTCAACGCGCCCTTGCCAATATGTGTTTTAATCTTGGCTGGCCAAGACTGTCGCAATTCAGAAAGATGCTCGCTGCCCTAAAGGCGGAAGAGTGGGACGAAGCCGCCGTTCAGGCACTTGACTCACATTGGGCCAGCCAAGTTGGCGACCGCGCCCAGCGTATTGCCGCGCTTATAAGAGGAAACTGATATGCCTATTCCTGCACTAATCGGCAGTCTAGCTGGACCGTTGTTCGGGCTGGTTGATGACCTGTTTACGTCCGACGAGGAGCGCGAGGCCGCGAAACTCAAACTGCTTGAAATGGAGCAGAAGGGCGAACTAGCGCAGATCGCTGTGAACCTGCAAGAAAGCAAATCCGAGAACGTGTTTATTTCGGGTTGGCGACCCGCTGTGGGATGGACATGCACGGCGGCGTTCGCCTATGCGTTCGTGCTACAACCCTTTGCGGCGTTCATCGCGCTGGTATCCGGCATGGACCCGGCGCTTCTGGAAGCCCTGCCCGACCTCGACATCGGAGCAATGATGCCGGTGCTTTTGGGAATGCTCGGGTTGGGAGCGATGAGAAGCTACGAAAAGAAATCCGGCACGAACAAGAACCGCTAAAAGTGATGCAAAGCAAAAAAATGAGTTTTGTCGAAGCAAAGACTAATGCGGTCGTCGGGCTGCTGGTGTCTTGGCTGTTCACATATTTGTGCTTGCCGTGGTTTGGGCTAGAGCCGTCGCCGTTGAGCGCCACTGGAATCACGGCTTGCTATTTCGTGCTGTCGCTTGGGCGCGGCTATGTGCTGCGCCGCTTGTTCGTGGCGCTGAATGAGTGATCGCTGTTAATAAAAAAGAACCCGCCAACAGGGCGGGTTAGTTCAGAGAAAAACTAAAAAAACTTAAACTTCGTAAACTGGTTCCGATTCTACAATAAGCAGTATCTGTCCGCAAGCACCGCAAGTTACCTCTTGCGTTCGATCATATACGCGACCGCGTGTCATCTGTCCGCAAAAGTCGCAGTCAATATAATCCGCGTAAAACCGGACAAATCGTCTGGCGGCGCTAAGGTCTTTCATCTGAAATCTTTCATGTAAAATCTTTCACCTGAAAGACCGACCGTCCATCGCCTGACTCCACATGATCTCGGCGTCTTCCAGTTCGTTGTACGACCGCTGAGACAGGCCGCGATCAACCGCCAGCCGCTTTCTGTCCTGCAAAATCACCGACTGCGCCTTGCGACGTTCCGAATCAACCTTCGCTTTGGCCTGACGACTCAGCGCGTTTTTAAGAACCTGCTCTTCTCTATAGATTTCTTCAAAGCAAGATGCATGGTACTGCCGACCAAATGACAACTCACCGCAGCGGCTGCATTTAAAAGTCATCTTCATACCTCCACCTCATTAAACGGAGAAGTTTTCAGATACTTCTCGCTGATAATATGCAGCGGCGGGCTGATTCCGCGAATGTGTGTAGCCTTATCTGTCATGGTGTGAGCCATCCAAAGGCCCTCCCCCACTTGCTGAACAAGACGCCAATGGCGACCGTTGTCGCTGTAGGCTAAATCTCCAGCGTTCATGTGTCTAGCTCCCTGATTGTCCGAATGTTTGCCACAACGCTGCCGTCACTAAGCCGCACGTCGTAACGCGGCTCGCTCTCAAATGTGCGACCGACAACACTGACGGTTTTTTCGCTGCCGTCAATGACAGCAATTACGCGCTGGTTCAATTCATACATTATCACGTCACCAAAAGAGCCATATAGAGCAAGAGGGCAAATCCCAGCCAACAGGCCGCGACAGCAATGTAATTTAACGCGCGTTTCATGTCGCGTCCTCCTTTTTGTCGTCTAAAACGGAAAGGGCATTTCTGATCCGGTCCGACCCCTCGCACAAGTCTCTGTACTGGCTCAATAGTATGTCGCCGTCGCATTCCTGCATGGTCTGCACCGGCTCGCAGATTAAGCGCTTGAGGCGGTGAATAAACTCTTCAGCGGTTACGTTTTCTTCGTGATTCCAATAAAAATCTGTTTTCTTAGTCATTATGCTAATTCCTCATTTTCATAACCGTCAAAAAAGTCCGGCGTAGACGTTGTTTCGTCGCGGCAATGGGCCTGCGCCTGTTCTAGTGTAAGCCCAGTTTTGATCGTGCGAGCGGGCCTGTCGTGCCTGTAAAAGCGCACGATTTTGTAGGCTGATTCGGTCATCTCTGATTCTCCCATATAATCTAGCTCCTCAAGAATCCGCATAAACTCGTCGTTGCTGTGGGCCAGTTTGCTCATAGAACGTTCCCCAAATACGCGGCTCGCTCGCCGCGCTCCATTGTGTCAGGCGCGTCGTCGTCGCGAGCCTCTCGCAGCATGTATTCGCAGTCTGAGATGGCGTCGCCAAGCGGGCCAAGGATGTTTTCCTTGTCGTCCTCGGTCAGATCAATCAGGCTGTTGGCAACCAGATCGCGGTTGGCGATAAGGAGGCTGAGGGCTTTGGTCAGGTCGTTCGTGCGGTCAGTGTTCATTGTGTGTCTCCGTGTTAGTGTGTTGTTTTTAATTTACTGCGCGGCCTTTTCAAGGGCGTCGCGCAGCGCAAGGCGGTTCCAGTTAACGCAACGCTCGATTTCGTCGTCGCGCACGAAACGGCCACCCGAAACGTGCATGTTGTTCATGCTGGGGCGGCGCTCGCCTCGCGCAAGGCGCGCCTCAAGGTCGGCAATGTTGGCTTTAATCTGGGCGATGCGGTCGCTGCCCCACTGAGCGCTCTGGCAGAAAAACCGTTTCTCTGCCTCGGTCGGCGGCGCCTCGGCACCGTAGGCGGCCTCGGTCAGTTCGGCCTCCCAGAACGCTCGGTCGGCGTGGCTGAAAGCGGCGACGTAGACGCTAGGGATGTCGACCCGCTCGGGGTGGACCCAGTAGAAGTAGCCGTCGCCCTTTACAAGTTCGAGGTCGTGGGCGGCGGCTTCCTTGTTCAAATCTTTAATGGCGTAAGTCATGTCTCTGTCTCCGTGTGTTGATGTGTTGGTGTGTTTCTTGCCCCCATTATAAACAAATTGTTACACAGGGCAAGTTTTATTTTGACCTAATTTAATGTCGGAACCGAAGCCCCGGCTGTTATCGAGCGAGCCACTCTTCAAATGTGGGAAGGGGCGCTCCGTCGCGGGTGATGTCGCCACCCTTTCCATCGTCGGCGCAGTGCAGGAAGATATCGAACTCATCTTCGTTTGTGCCGCGCTGCTTGGTCTGCCAGTTGGCGTTGGGGGTAAGGTTTGTCATGTCTCTGTCTCCTGTTGGTGCCGGGGCCGAAGCCCCGGCTGGTTAGTTAGGCGTTTTCGTCGGCGTCCGACAATTCCCAATACTCTGTTTCGATCAGCTCGCCGCCAACTTTAATCATCAGCGGCGCTTCGTCGCCCAGAACAGGGTT